TTACTTTACCAATAGAATCAGTGACGGGTTTAATCATTTTACCGATTCCACCCCCGCCCGGCATCATTTTCTTAAAACCAGAAGCAGCTTTCTTGACATCATCAAATGGACTTGTGATAAATTTAAACATTGACTTAGCGCTATCAAGCACCGGCTTAATAAACTTAGAACCTTTAAGACTTCCGCCAATTGATTTGATTGCTGCGCCAGCCATCCTAGGTAATGTCTTAGCAAAGTCTTTCATCCTAATAAAGAATCTACCAATATCACCAATTGCTTTTCCTAGCTTTCCAATCTTTCCAAGTTTTCTAAACTGGCCAGTAGTATCTCTAAATGTTTTCATACCAGTGCTAGCACCAGTAAAACCTGCTTTGAATGCCCTGCCCATACGAGCAACGCCTTTTAATATATCTACTTTAAAGAACTTAGCAATTCCTTTGTTAATAAGCTTGACTGGAAAAAATAGAGCTTTAATAGCAAGCCTTGCAGTTTTTAATATTCCCTTGCCGAAAAACTTAATTACTTTAGCAAAAGATTCAGCGACACCAAAGACAAAACCAGCACCTAGAGCTAGTATGAGTGTAGGTAACCCAAGGATTCCAGCTGCAGCTTTTTCAGCATTACTGTCTAATTTACCAAGATCTGCAGTATTATCTACGATTTCATTCAATGCTTTAAGAGTATCTTCTGCTATTTTATTCTTTTCTTTTGCGTCTTCAGCTTTGCCAAGCTTATCTGAGTCAAGGCTTTTGACCATAGCTTGAAGATTATTTCTTTGGTCTGATGATAATGCTAAGCTGTCATTTTGAAGAGCAACATTAATAGCAGCTTGGTGATTCGTCGCATCCTTTGCAGCTTTGGTCAGAGTATTTTGATCCTCAAGCTGTTTAAGCATATCTTTGAATGTGGCAGATTCTTTTGTTTGTTTCTTCTCTTCTTCAGTAGCCATTATTTTTTACCTAAAGTTTGTGATGCGAAGAATGCGGCTACAATACCAGCAACAGCCACAAAATATGTTGGTGCCATACTACCTAGGGTTTTCATAGCTTCTTCTAAACCAAATAGACTTGCTAGTACAACAGAGAATGGATATAGTAACATACCAAATAAAGAGAACCAAGCCATCTTACGTTGCGCGTCACGCATAGCATCAGCGTCTTCAAGCTCTTTACGCTTGAATTCCAAATACATATCATGCTCGCCCGGTGAAACTTTACCATCGCCATTTGTATCGGCCGGGTGGGTTTTATTTTCTTCGGTCATCGTTTGTTTTCCTTTTTAATTCTTTCATTCTCTTCTTCTATCCATTCCTTTAAGAGACTAGTATATATCTCTCTTTCCCACGGCATCATATTATCTAACTCTGTTAGACTATAATTATGATGCTGCATCATCGCGAAATTAGTCTTATAATGATTGACTAAGCTATCATGAGAGAGGCCTACATAAAAAAACTTTGAAGGCCCTTCAATGTAGTTGTATTATTGTGCGCGCACTTAGTGCAATCAAATATCATATCATATGATAGACTAGGCATCTGTTCAAAGAAGTCACTAATCAATTTAAACTGATCATTGTTCAACTGTTCAACGAATGAATTCATTGCAGCAGGACCTTCGTCCTTAGCAGTATATACTCCATTATCATCGAATATAGAATCTATAGAAGAAATAATAAGTTTAAATGCTGCGGTAACACTATCAGCATCTTTTGTATCAACTGATGATATTGTTTTATATGAAGGATACTTTAAAGTAACTCCAACAGTATCAGTCAACATAATTACGCAATCATCTTTATTAACAATTGGCATTTGAATCTCTTCGAAAGCAATTGTTGTTTCATTCATCTCTTCACACTCAGAACACTTAGCTTTTAGATCTATAGTTTCACCAACAGATTTAGATCTCAGTCTTAAGAATAAACTTTCAATATCGAACATTGCTAATTCTTCAACATCCAATTTTTCAAAAACACAAGAACTAATAACGTCCTTAACTGCTCTCATTACTTGTTTATCGTCATTTGATTCTAACGCCAACATTAGAATCTTTTCTTCCTTAACTAGGTAAGGTCTATATGATACCTCTTGACCTGTTGATGGAATTGTTGTTTCATACCTTGCATGATTTAGCTGTGGTAAAGCCATAATAATCTCCTATATAATATTATCCAAATATCCCGGCTGCTGCTGAAAGTCCGCTAAGAGCAGAACTTATAGCACTTTCGGGTACATAATTTTCGTAACTAAATGTTACGTTTAATTTTTGAATAGTGTTCTCACTATTACTATCCAATGTTATTCCAGCCACGGTTGTTGGAAAAGCATTTTGCAATACAACTCCGTATACTGGAACATTCTTTTGATTGAGTTGTTGTATAACAATATCAGTCGTAAAATCTTTTTTATATCCTGCTCTATATTCTTCAACGTTAAATATAGATTCCATCCAATCATCAAACATCTTTTTCATCGCATAGTCATTAGTTAAAATGAAAGACATTACAACATCTTCGTTAATAATACCATACGGAATTTTAATTGCTTGTTTGTCTGCTTGATAATCTAACGTGTTAATGTTTCTTCCTGGGAGAGTAACTGATTCACAAAGAATAGATATATCTCTAGGATCTGGAATAAGATTCTTTATTGAACCACCACTAACTAAACTACCAAGCAGTGAACCTATATCTTTAGACGCTAAAGCAGATAAAGTAGCCGTAGGCGGTGTAAAGAATATTTGAAATCTATTTGCAAAAGCCACACCACCCTTTTTAGATAACGTAGCTTTTAAATTGTCTATGCTGTTCATGAGTAGGTTTTCCTTGAGTATCTCCAGACCGATTGAGATTTAACATTCACAAATTGTTCTACTGGCAAGAAGATAGCGATCTCCCACTCAGTCATTGGAACCCTAACCATTTGAGATTTAACTTGTGACATCAGATAATGCTTAAAGCATGGTTTAAATTCTTTGTACTTCTGAGCTCCAGTTAATAGGTCATACCTTAACTTTGCTAATCGGCTTGTGTCAGTCATCTTACTAGGAGATAAAGCCATTAGCTCATCTAAGAATCTAGCTCTAACTCCGGGAGATAGATAATGTAGATTCAAACCATGGAACCCACCCTTCGCTGGTTGAACCATAATAGTAAGTGGAAACCTATCGTAGTACGGTAAAGTGGCTTTGTGCTTTGGGTCATATGAATACATCATCATATCACCGACTCTAGGATTAGCCGTTTTCTTTAAAGCTTCGTCTTTTAGCAGAGCTGTTCTGCTTGGAGCGCTCAAAGCTTTGACTTTAGTTTGAAACCATCTCTGTGAAGATTTGGTATTCGCCATAACGCCAGCTCTAAATGCTTGTGCTTGTAGTGTATCGAATAAACTCATATAACTATTTATATCATCCTTTCAGTACTTTGATACCTTTATTTTTTAAAGTATCTTCAGTCCATATTTCAAATTTCCAACCTTTATGGCTGGCGTATTGTTGAGCGGCAGACCACTTAGATGTGTTTTTGATATAAGTGGTTACCTCATTAATATATTTCTTAGTCTTCCTAGAAGGTTTCTTAGGTGGCTTTGTTTGTTTAGCTGGTTTAATTTCAACTAATAAAACTTCACCGTCTTTCCATTGGATTAACATATCCATATAGTACTTATGCATTTTATTATCAGTCTTACATTTATATGGAATGACTACTTCTTCTGAATTCCATTTTATAATATTAGGATTAGATTCAGCCCACCTAAAAGCGTTCCTTTCCCATAGTGATCTATAGACTATTTTAGTAGGATCTCCCGCGTATTTTTCTTTGTTCTTTACTGTGTATCTACCTTTGTAAGCCATATAAATAGTTCTATAATAGTAAAATTGTATAGTTATTTATATAGGATAAAGATATGGCGGTACAAAGCGAAAAGAAACCAGATAAGCAGGTCTTAACATTTCCAGATTCATTGCGATCTAAAATTGACAAAGGATTCCCGCACGTTCAGTTTACCATGGCTAGGAAAGGAGCTCCTGACTTTAAATCAATTCATTTGTTTATGCCACAGGGAGTAGCTTCTGCAGACGGAGCATCTTATGGATCTACTAACCTAGGTCTTGCTGGTGCTGCCAAGGCTGCTTCAGGAACTGACGAAATTACTGGATCTGATGTTATAGGGCAAGTTACCAAAGCAGCAAAAGGATTAGGTGGAATCACTGGCGCATCAGGCCAAATTGCTGAGCTGGAAAGCGGAGTAATAGTTAACCCATATACTACAATGACTTTTGATGGTACAGTACTTAGATCATTCGCATTTGCGTTTAAGCTAGTTCCGGAATCGGCTGCTGAATCAGTTACAGCTAGAGACATTGAAAATATATTTAGAAAATATCTGTATCCTAAGGATCTTGGAGCTGGGTCTTTAGAATATCCACCAACATGGAAAGTAAAATTCATGAATGGAGAATCTGTTAATAAATATATGCCACGCATAATTGACACATATCTTATTAATATGACTGCAACATATAACTCTACCGGAAATTCGTTTCACAAAAACAGTGATGGCGCAGCTCCTGTAGAAATAGATGTAGCATTAACATTCCAAGAAGTACGAGCTATAACAAGAGATGATTTATATCCTGATAATGGCCTAATGTATATTAGCGATTCCGATAGTAAAGATTCATCATCAACTTCACCATCGGCAGGAGGATAAGATGAGCTTCTTTAAGCAATTTCCAAATATACCATATGACTTTGATCGTAACGGTATATTTCAAAACGTAGTAAACATTTATAGACATGTGCAGCCATTGAAAGCGTTTGCTGATGAATTAAATACCTATACGTTTTATCAAGTAAAGAACGGCGAAAGACCTGACTTAGTATCGTATAGATTATATGGTACTACCGAATATTATTGGACATTCTTTATTATAAACGATTTCCTACATGATGGCTTAGCATCATGGCCAATGAGTCAAGAAAAATTACATGATTATATGGCAGAAGAATATGAAGGTGTGGTTATTACTACTAAGCCAAGTCCTGGAGATTCTGGAGATTCTGGGGTTGCTTTTGGATTATCTCCAAATTCAATTGCTGGTAGATTTACATTAGGCGAAACTATAACTGGTACTACTTCTGGAGCAACAGGAACATTAGTTAAAAAGAATACTGATATGAATCAGCTTGTACTTCAAGATGTAAGTGGTGCATTCATCGGATCTTCCGGTGGATATGGTAGACCATCGACAGCTACTGAAAATGTTAATGGTTCTACCGATCAAGATAATGTTAACACCTATGACGTCTATAACTATATTGATGCTCCTCACTCATATTACTTGATTGGAGATGGAGATAGAAGACAAGAAACCAATGCAAACTTTATTCCAGGTGGCACTGTTTCTAATATCCTAGAATTTCAAACAAATCGCAGCTACTTATTTGAAGCTAATGAAGCTCGTTCTAGTATTAAAATCATTGATCCGAGATATATTGGAGCGTTTGTAGATGAATACCAGAGATTATTAAATAATGACTGATTTCGTAGAAAATGGTAAATCAATATTGCCTAGTGCTTTCTATCTTGACAAGTGTCAAATAACAACTAACGCTGGCACTAAATTTGATATTAGAGATATTATTAAAAAAATAGATATAACTGAAAGTTTATATCGTTCATCCTTAGAATATGAACTATATGTTTTGGATGGTTCTAATACCTTAGAACTTTTAAAAATTTCAGGTAATGAAAAGATAGATATAGCGTTTAGTCGCAAAGGCTTAGATGGTAATACCCAGCATTATAGAAAAGAAATATACATTGCTGAGATTCATTCTTTTTCTAAATCGGCGCCTGGACAATCGACATACGCTTTACGATGTGTATCAAAGCATGCATATATGAATCAATTAAAAACAGTATGTAGATCTTTTGAGGGAGCTATTGGACCTGTTGTAAAACAAATTTGCATTGACGACTTAGGTATTCTTGAAAAAGAATTAACTATTAATACAGATACTACTGATAGTATCAAAGGTATAATCCCTAAGTTTAGACCTTTGTATGCAATCGCATGGTTAACTAAAAATGCATTCGATAATTCAACTCCATTTTATTTTTATGAAACTTTAAAGTCAGGTGTTGTTTTTGATTCATACGAAAACATGATACAAAGAGATTCTCATGATAAATATTTCCATAGACCATTTACTAAAGAAGTTCCTGGAAGTGATAGCAAATATGAAGTTGATAGAGTAAAGATAAGAAAGCTATCCTCTGATTATGGAATGTCTAAATATATTCAATCTTCAGAAGGAGCGTATGCTTCGACGTTGCACACTATTGATATAGCTAATAAACAATATAGTACACCAACATATAACTATAATGGCAATCAAAAGTTAAATAAAAATAACCCATTTAGTAAATCAGTAAAATTTGATGATAGAAATATAGAAGAATATTCCAATTCAAAAAGCTACTTTGTATCTCTTAATAGCAAATCTTTTGAAGGGTTTTCAAATTATCACACTCCTTCAAATCCAGCGATGCTAAAAGCCGGAGCGTATATCAGCAATTTAGATACTATGACTGTCACAATTGATATTGCTGGAGATTTTGAACTTAGCGTTGGAGATAAAATTGAATTAGACGTGACTAGGATTGAGGCTCAAAAAACAGCTAAAGATAAATTAGTATCAGGGTACTATATTGTTACATCTATAGCTCATAAATTTGGAAATGAATATATCATGTCTTGTCAAATAAAGAAAGATTCTTTTATATGTGATTTAGATGATATTTATAAGGCGGAAGGAAAATGAATAATATTGATCAATTTATGGGTGGTGGTTTTACTTGGTTCACCGGAGTAGTAGAAGATCGATTTGATCCTGAAGAAATGAATAGAGTAAAAGTTAGATGCTTTGGATTTCATACAGAAGATACAGGATCTATTAGTGTTGATGATCTACCGTGGGCTACTGTCATGTTACCTACAACTTCATCTGGCACATCTGGTATAGGTGATACCCCACATGGTTTGATGGAAGGTTCATGGGTTGTAGGGTTTTTTAGAGATGGGGCTTCAGCACAAGATCCAATTATCATGGGCTCTATTGCATCTAAGAATTCTCCTCGATCAAAGAGTTTAGGTTTCACTGGAGAGGATTATCCGTTATCAGAATATGAAACAGAATCAGATGTAAACTTCGCGGCTCGACAAAGTAAGTATGAAGTAAGCGATGCTTTAGATAAGAGACTTCCAAGCACAGCAATTTCTCCTATTCAAGTAGCAGTTCCACCTAAAATTCCTTCTGTATCTGTCGATAAATCTGATGCATATTATGCAGAAACTCCTTGGGCTGAACTTCCTCCATTGAATGGCCATGTTCCTGATTATCCGTACAATAAAGTTAATCAATCAGAGTCCGGGCATATAACAGAAATCGATGACACACCAGGATTTGAACGTACGCAACGATCACATACTGCTGGATCTTACGAAGAAATCTATAACGATGGTACACGCAGCGTAAAAATTGTTGGTGATGATTATGAAGTAGTATTTAGTAATAAGAATATCCATATCAAAGGCAATTGTAGTATGACAGTTGATGGTGATTTAAGACAGATGGTCTATGGTAACTATCATCTTCAAGTAGAGAAAGATATGACAATGAATATCAAAGGTTCTTTACAACAGAAGATTGGTGGTAATATTGAAACAGAAGTTATCAGAAGTAGATCTACTAATATTGGTGTTGATGATAACCTAAGTGTTATGAATAACTCTACTACTAATACGATAAACGATAAACTGTTAACTGTTGGTAATGACTTTACTTCTGCTATAACAAATAATATGGGAACGACTGTTTTGAATAATATTAGTGTTATGAACGCTGGTACATTTAGTCATACCTCTCTTAAAGATTATACGTTAAGCGTTAATACAAATCAAATTATTGGTATTATCGGTAGTCAAACAACATCAGCTAATACAATGGATATTGACGCTCTTACTTCTATGACATTGGATTCACCTACAGGAAGTATTGATCTACCAGCCGGTAATATTACATCTAATACCGTTACATTACATACTCATACTCATCCAACAACATCGATGGATACTGGGGATGGCGCTAATTCGGGTTCAACAAATGATTCAAGTGCGCCAAACGCATCTACATAGGAGATATAAATGAGTTGTGGCAATAATCAAGCCTTAGATGATTTAAAGGCTAAGCAAGCAGAATTAGATGGTCTCTTAGCTGGAGGTAAAGATCAGCTTGGGGCTATGCAATCTAAATTAACTGCTATGAAAGCTGATCTGACTTCGTTTAAACCTACTATTCCAGCCGTTGAAAGTCTTCAAACTAAAGTTAATGAGCTGTTAGGTTTGAGTAACCCTATTGATATCTCAGGTAAGATAGCTGAATTGAAAGAAAAGTTTGGAGCATCAGTTCCTTCGCTTGATTCATTGATAGCCGATTTGGGCATCGGGCCTGATGCGCTTACATCTGCATTAGATACTGCTAAAGCCGACGTTTGCGCTAAAATTCCTAACGTTGAAGTAAAACCTGATGGCACAGTTAAAGAAGAACCATCAGAACCTAAAGTTCCTGAAGAACCTCCTGTTGCTCCTGTTGCTACTCCAGTAATAGAACAAGATCAATATGAAGTAAACCAAAAGTTGATGAATACAGCGTTTTCTAATTCTGTAAAGTATATTGCATCTTCTTCAAAGGCTGGTGGAATCTTTAAAGGGTTTGGAGCCAAAAAGAAAAATACTCGTTACTATACTTTGACTAAAGGAGAATTATATTTAGAGTTAGCTGATGTTGTAGGAGCTGATCACGATACTGAGATTAGAAAGCTTGGCACTATGACAGCGGCAGATTATAGAATGAAACAACAAAAATTGTTAAACACATATCCATCGTCATGGGACTTTAAAAAAGAAGGACAAATATTTAAAGAAACATATGACCTAGTAAAAGCTGCTAATTCTCCAAAGTTCGATGCAGCTGGAAGTTTTAAAGAAGCAGCGACTGAAGCTTTAGCTAGAAGAAAAGCTAAACTTGCAGCTCAAGAGGTATAAATAGTTATATGTCTACATATATACAAGCAGATAAAAGAGTATCACCAGGCGTAAACTCTTCTAGAGTTTCTAGGTCTAAGCAATGGTCTGATTTAGACTTATCTTTAACCTTGCACCCAATTAGAAAAGACATCATGCCATTACGAGATGATGCTGCTCTTCGCAATTCAATTAAAAATTTGTTACTAACAAACTTCTATGAAAGGCCATTTAACATGGGCATTGGCGCTAATATGAGAGCCCTATTATTTGAGCCCGCAGATTCTATCACCAGGATTGCTATAAGAGATAATATCGCTAGAACAATATCAGATCACGAACCTAGAGTTGAATTAATCTATATTAAAGTTGATGATCAGGCTGATTCAAACGCATATAATATAATAGTAAAATTTAGAATAAAAGAACACGATTCAGAAGATAAAGTAGAAATCGTGTTGAGACGAATAAGGTAACCCTATGGCAACAAATTTAAATGTAACGGAACTCGATTTCGATCAAATCAAAAAGAATCTTAAGAACTATCTAAAGACTCAGTCTGATTTTAACGATCATAATTTTGAAGGATCTGGATTATCGACCCTACTTGACGTCTTGGCTTATAATACACATTATAATGCTATGACTGCTCACTTTGCGTTGAATGAAGCTTTCTTAGATTCTGCTCAAATTCGTGGTAACGTAGTCACAAGGGCTAAGCTCTTAGGATATACACCAAGGTCGGTACTAGCTCCTCGAGCTGTTGTTAATATTGTTGTTGATATTACAGGTGCTCAAGGAACTATTCCTGGATCTTTATCTTTGCCACGTGGTACAAAATTAACTACTAACGTTGATGGATCAGAATACAGGTATGTAGTGTTAGAAGAGCAATCAGCATTGATTGACAGTGGTGGAACAACCTTTACTTTTAACAATGTTAATATTGTTGAAGGAACTAGAAAGACTCTTTTATATAGAGTTGATAATGATATTGAAAACCAAAAATTCCAAATTTCGGATCCTGATGCTGATACTTCTACGCTTAGAGTTTTAATTCAAGCAAACGATCAATCGACATCTTATGACAATTATACTAAATTCGAATCTTTGATTAATGTTACCTCAGCTTCAAAAGTATATTACTTGCAAGAAAATTCTGCAGAATATTTTGAAATATATTTTGGTGATGGTGTTACTGGCAAAAAACCAACTAATAATAATATCGTAACTTTAGATTATGTATATACTAAAGGTGGTGAGTCTAATGGAGCCAATGCATTTACTATAGTTGATAATATTGGCGGCTTTGCTAATAAAACTGTAACTACTGTCACTGCTTCTTCTGGTGGTACCGGCAAAGAGACCACTGAGTCTATTCGATTCAATGCTCCTCTTACTTTTACTTCTCAAAATAGAGCAGTAACTTCAGATGATTATAGAGCTATTATTCAAAAATCATTTACAAATATTAATTCTATATCTGCTTGGGGCGGTGAAGATAATGATCCACCAGATTATGGTAAAGTTTATATTGCTATTAAACCTTTGGTTGGAGATTCTCTGACTGAAGGAGAAAAATCTCAAATTATTGGTACTATATTAAAAGGCAAAAACGTAGTTTCTATAACGCCACAAATTGTTGATCCAAATTATACTTACATAGAACTTGATGTGTTCTTTAAATATAATCCAAACTTAACTGATAGAAGTTCGGTTGAATTACAAGCTGTTGTTAGAGATACTATTTCGGATTATAACTTTAACGAATTGAATAAATTTGATGGTGTGTTTAGGCACTCACAACTATTAAAAGCTATTGATAACGCAGATCCTTCTATTCAAAACAGTTCGGTTAGACCATATATGTTTATGAATGTTACTCCGTCTTCTACTGCAGCTAATAACTTTTCAATGAGTTTTACTTCTCCATTTTATAGTACTGGATCTACAGTCAATACGATAAGTTCTACGCCATGGTTATATAATACTGAGACTGTTTACTTTGGTGATATACCAATAACTAACAGCTCTAACAGACAAATCATTGCATATAAAATTGTTGCAGGCGAAAATGTAACAGTGATTGCTGATTGCGGTTTAGTTGAAGCAACTGCTGGTAAAGTTACGTTGAAGAACTTTATTCCAGATTCTAATTCTCCTACGACTATTAGAATTACTGTTACTCCAAACTCATTGGATTTAGGTCCAAAGAGAGATCAGCTTGTTGCTATTGATCCATTAAGAGTTACCATCACACCACAAATTGATACTATCGCATTAAGCGGTTCTTCTGGTACTATTGACTATACTACGAATTCAAGGTTAAGATAAATGCCTAAACATACTGATAGAACTCTATTTTCTTCTGATAATTCATCGCCTGGATATATCCAGTCTGTTGCGTCTTCAAAAAGAAAAACAAAAGAGCATTTAAGAAATGAAGAATTAATACCATCAGAAATATTAGATAATGCTGGTGGTCTTAAGTTATTATTAGAAGCATACTATCGTTTTATGAATTTAGAAGAATTCATTTATTCTGAAGCCGGCGTGTATAGCGATGTTGTTTTGGATAACAAAGCAGTGTTTAGAGTGTCTGATCCAAAAAATGAAAACGATCATTTCTTTACAGATGAAACTGGAGCAAGTTCAACTCTTAAGCTCACCAATTCTGATGGTGTGTCAGTATCGCTGGCTTTAAACTCTGGTAACGTTAATATAACGAATGGTAATGATCTACCAGGGTCGTTAGCTTTAAGTACTTCTGAAATTGGTAAAACTTTAACAGTAACTCCATTAGGCACATCATCTGTAGTTAGTGGAAATTTTACTAATGTTTCAACAATAGTTTTAGATTCGCCTAACACTAATATTAACCCAGGGCAATCGGTCAAAGCTTTAGGTGTATCTTCTGAAGTTGTAAGTATTAATGCAACTACTCTTGTATTAAAATCCTCAATATCTGTTACTAATGGTACAACCCTAACATTCACGTTTAATACTCAAATTGCCGAGTTGACAACACCAATAAAATATTGGGCTGGTCCTGGTGCTTCTTATGTATTAAACACCATTGAAGAATCAATGGATATCGATGAAACATCGGCCGCGTACTTAGAATTAATTCAAAAAGAAATTGCAGCAGTTATACCTAGGTCTATTCAAGTTAACAAAAGAAATCTATATAAAAATATCATAGAATATTATAGAATTCGAGGGTCATCAGATTCTATTGAAGTATTCTTTAGATTACTATTTGATGATTCAGTTGAAGTAGAATATCCGTGGGATCAAACGCTTATTCCTTCTTCCGGTAATTGGGAGCCAAATGCTGATCTTCCAAAGGGTGGTAGATATTTAGATAAAAAAGGATTCTTATCAGATACTATTAAGGTTCAGGATTCTTTAAGATATCAACGATTCTCATACCTGATTAGAACAGGTCAAAACCTTAGCAGCTGGGCCGCGGTCTTTGATAGACTAGTTCATCCGGCAGGATTTAAATATTTTGCTGAAATTCTATTGCTATTGTTTGGCACTAGAAATGAGTTAGGAGATGATACAAAAGAAGCTAGAGCGCTTAAGCATATTGGTGGACCTAAGCATAACCAATTAACCGGTGGATCGTATTTTGGTTACGGTAGAGAGAATCGTTTTACTCTATCTTCTATGCCAGATTTACAACCAGGAGTTATTGGATTAGAAGATGTGGCTTTGTTAGTAGAAGCCTTTGTAGCTTCTCATTTACCAGATACTCATGTTAAGATTCATAAATCTGGTAGATTCTCGTTAACAGTAGATTTGAGAGTACAGATTAATTCTCCAGCAATAAACAATCCAAATTATGGTAAAGTTACTGGAGTAGAGATAGCAGATACTGGGTATGGTTATGCATCGGCTCCATCGGTTGTGGTTAATGGTGTTGCTAGAACTGGAACCACTATTACTCAAGCCACGATCACTACTACTATTAATTCTCTTGGGGAAATTGCAACTGCAACAATAACTTCAGCTGGAGCAAATTACAGTGCAGCCTTTGCTAATGTTGCAGGTAACCCTAATGTATCTAAGGTTTCTTCAATTGAGGTTGCTCCAAACACTACCAGACTATATAGTGTAAATCCTGGAATTAATATCTCAGCTCCGACAGCTAAAGATTCTCTTGGTGTATTCTTACCTACAAACGTTACAGCATTAGGCAAGTACTTATTAGCTCCTACGCCAGTTGATTCTATTCAAATATTAAATAGAGGAAGTGGATATACTTCAGTTCCAACTGTAACTATCTCAGCACCACCTTCTGGAACTACTGCAACAGCCATAGCTATTATAGAAAACAATTCGCTATCAACTATTGTAGTTACTAACAAAGGAACTGGTTACGTTGAACTTCCTACTATAACTATTAGCGGGAATGGTACCGCAATCGCTAGGTTGGTTCCATCAGAAATAGCTAGTGGTGTAATCACAAATCCAGGGTTTGGATATGGTATTGATCCCACTCTATATATTTCATCTAGAGCTTCAAGTGAAAATAGAGTAAAATTTAGAACTCATCGACAAATTATACTTTCTAATCATACCGATATAGCGCAGCCATTTGTTAAAATTTCAAATCCAGCGCAAGCATCCTCATCAAAAAGAGGACGTACTTTATATAATGGTTCTCTTTTAAAAGTTGGAGCATTGAGTAGCGGGACAAACTGGACAATAACACAATCGGCTATAACTAATGATGCTTGGAATGTAGCTCATGAAGTTACAGTAGCAGCAGTTGGATACAGATCTATACCAGAAAACAGCTATTATAACCAAAAATCTAATATGGTAACGTATAGTAAGTTATATGATTATAATGAAACCTTAGAGGCATTAGCTAACGTAGAATTGCAAAGTACCTCTATAAATGATATAAATAAATATAATACGAATACATTTATTCACATAGATTAATTACAGGACAGAGACATGACAGCAATCGTAACTTCTAAATTCAGAGTGTTGAATGCAGAAAATTTTAAAGAAGATATATCATCAGCAGGTACGGAAGTATTTGTTGGAATCGGTAAAACCGATGCGTGGTCTTTAACTACTTCTGATACAACAGACACAACCCCATTCGTTCCTTATGATACGCTGGACAGTATAACAGAAGCCCGCGAAAACCTGTTCGGAATGAAAAGACTGGCAGCTTCAGATATATCGCACGTAGTCCCAAGACATACATGGACTACTAATTCTACTTATGTTGCTTGGGATTCTAATGATGCTGATATTTTTGATAAAGCATTTTACATTATCACAAAAGACTTTAAAGTTTATAAGTGTATTATCGCTGGTACTAGTGGATCAACTCAAGAGCCTGTACAAACTTTGACAGATCCTCAACCAGAATCTGATGGATATGTTTGGAAGTATATGTTTACTGTTTCTGTTGCTGATGCAGAGAAATTCTTAACTACTTCTTATATGCCAGTTAAAACAGTATCCCTTGCCTACGCTGACGATGCCGCTGCTGAGACTGCTTTATCTGAAGGTGATTATGCTCAGTACTTAAACCAAAAAGCTTCAAGAGATTCAGTTACTGCTGCAGGCATTGAAAAGATACATGTCACTAATCCTGGAACTGGATATACACAAGCTCCTGTTGTAAGTATCACTGGCAGTGGAACTGGAGCTACGGCTACGGCTACTGTTTCAGGCGGATCTGTTACTGCTATTACAGTTACGGCTAAGGGTACTAATTATTCAATATCGGATATTGTTATTTCTGGTGGTGGTGGTTCAGCTGCTGATGCTACCGTACGGGCCGCGCTTTCTCCAGTAAATGGACATGGTATAGATCCTGTAAAAGATCTTGGTGCATTCTTCATTGCTATTAATACTTTGTTGACTGGTAATGAAGGAGCCGATCTAACTGTTGGTAACGACTTTAGACAAATCACATTAGTGAAAAACCCATTTAACTTTGGTACTACTACGGTTTCAACTTCGACTACATTAAATGCTACTCCAGCATTGAAGTTCACTACTGCTCCAACTTTTGTAGTAGATGAATTAATTACTCAAGGCAGTAACCCAGATTCTCCTCAAGCGTATGTTACATTTATTAATGCTGGAACTGGGGATGTATATTTTAATCAAAATAGTAAAACCGGATATGGTCCTTTCGTAGAAAGTGTAGCAGTTGTTGGTGCTACTTCTGCAGCTAGTCACGTAACAAAAACAACAGCAGCGGGGTTCTTACTTAATGAAGAAGTAGATAAGCATTCTGGAGATATTATATTCTTAGAGAATAGAAACCCAATTAATAGAACTGTTACTCAGATTGAAGATATTAAAATCATCATCGAATTCTAATATAGATATTATTAAAAGAGAGGACTTATGTCAACAACATCAATAAAAATTTTTCCAGATCAGCCGTATTGGGATACTTTTGACGAAACCAAAAATTATCATAGAGTTTTATTCCGTCCTGGATATGCTGTTCAAGCTAGAGAGCTTACTCAAATGCAAACGGCTCTCCAAGCTCAAATTGATAGACATGGTCAATATGCTTTCAAAGATGGATCAAGAGTTGTTAATGGCGAAGTTTCTATTAATATCGAATATGATTATATTAAAGTAGAATCAACCTTTACACATTCAGCTGGCACTGGTAATGTTGCGGGCTTATCTAATTTTAAAGGTGAGATCATAACTGGTTCTAGTCAATCAGGAAACCAAGTAACTGCTGTGGTATTAGATGTAATTGTAGCTGCTGGTGGAGATGCTGATACATTATATATTGCCTATCAAAGTAAAGGTGGTCCTGCAAAAGACGTTGATAAGTTTGTTGTAGGAGAAGTATTTACTGCAACTACTTCAATAGGACTTAAATACGGAATGGTTGGTGGTGGTACTAACACTGATGGAGCTGGCGCAGATTCTGTTATTGCTAATGCTATTGGTCAAGGTTCATCAGCTTCAATAAGAGAAGGTGTATACTTTATATCTGGTTGTTTTACATATGTTCCAGAGGCTACTTTAATATTAGACAAGTATACTAGTGCTCCAACATACATTGTTGGTTTACAAGTTGCTGAGAATCTAGTAACTTCTGCTGAAGATGGGAATCTAAATGATAATGCTCAAGGAGTTCCAAACACTGCAGCTCCCGGTGCTTCAAGATATCAAATAGCAACTACACTTATTAAAGAAAGCGTTAACCTAGGTGATCCTACAGATGCTTCAGCCAGTGGTGATAGTGCTAGAACAATTCTTAACTATATTCCATTATTAACTGTAACTAATGGCATTGTATCAGTTGATACTTCAGATAAAACTTCGGATACTGGATTAACTCTGCGTTTAGCTCGTAGAACATATGAAGAGTCTGGCAGTTATGTTACTAAACCTTTTGAATTAGAAATATTAGAACATCTTAATACTGGAACAAACTTTGGTAAGTATCTTGCCAGTGATGGCGGAAGCGCTGATAAGATTGCTCTTGGTATTGAACCATCAGTTGCTTATGTTCAAGGCTTTAGAGCTGAAAAGCTAGTAACAGAATATGTAAATGTTGATAAGCCACGAGGAGCTAATTCTACTGGATTCCAGAATTTATCGTATACTCAAATTCAACTTGGTAACTATGTTAAGTTATCTTTAAGTGGGTTAAGAGGAATTCCAGATTTAGAAACTTATAAAACTATTACGCTAAAAGCTGTTGGAGCTAGCGTAGGTACTGCTAGAGTTCGTGGATTTGAAAGTTATTCAGACCATGTAAGATTATACTTGTTTGATATAACCATGACGACTGGAGCTTTTAGTGCGGTTGATAATGTATATCAGCTGGCTGCAGGCGGTGGCTATACAGAAAACTTCGTAGGTAATTTCGTGCCGGACTCAGATGGTATTAGATATGACGCCGGTAACAATAGAAATGTATTTAAACTACCTCAAGACGCTATTAAAACTTTAAGAACAAATGGTGTTAATGATACTGTTTATAAAGTTAAAAAGGTTATACCTGTTATTGTGAGCAGTGGACAATTAATTATAACTGAGAGTGTTGGTAAATTTGCAGATACTGCTGATATTACTATTGCGCCTATCGGCATTGATGTTAAGACTGGTACCGCTGGAAATGCTACTGTTGCTGCAAACTTTCAAACAATTACATTCGATTGTACCGGTAGTGGATTAAATATTCCAAATGGCACTGTATGTAGAGTAATATCAACCATTGAAAAGAATGCAGCTCAAAAACAAAAAACTAATACTACTGCCACAACTACTATTAATGTTACTAATGGCAACACAGCTTCATACGAATTAGAAAAAGCCGATATTATTAGTATTACATCTATTATTGATAGCGCTAGTGTCAATGTTACTGATAGATTTACTTTTGACAATGGTCAAAGAGATAACTTCTATGCTGAAGGTAAAATTGTTAAACTAGCTGCTACGGCAGCAGTGGCCACGGGTAATATGGTTGTAACGTTTAAGCATTATGCTCATTCGGTTGGAGATTATTTCTCAGTAGATTCATATAGCTCTAACGATTATGATACTATACCTACCTTTGCTAGTACTGCAGGAACATTAGAATTAAGAGATTGTATTGACTTTAGACCACTTAAGTCTCAAAGCGGAGCAACTGCTGGTTCTGAATTTAGTACAGGGTCCGGATTTGTTTTATCTCCAGCCCCTAAAGTTGGACATGCTCTTAAAGCTGAT